ATAAATGCCATAATTGTGGTGTTGGTGCTACACTTGGTAAGTTAATTGAGTACCTAGACTTGAATACTTACAAAGACTATATAATGGAGAGATATAAAACAGGGAGTGATACGATCACTCCAAAGCCAGAGTTTAAATTTAATGCACCAGTATTCAACAAAAATAAATCTTCAAAAGGGACAAAGGTGGTTCGCAGTTCTGAGTCAATTGTCAAAACACTCAAATCAATATCAGAACTTCCCATTGAACATCCCGCTAGAAAAATTGTTGAACAAAGAAAACTACCTAAAAACTCTTACAAAGATTTATTTCTCTGTTCCGAATTTTACAACTTTACAAATAAATTAATACCAAATAAGTTTCCTTCCTTAGATGGCGATCATCCAAGGCTGTTGATACCATTTAGAGATGAAGAGGGGGAAATATTTGCATATCAAGGTAGAGCCTTTGGGAATGAACAACCAAAATATCTAACTATCAAATTACAAGATAGAGATAAGATTTTTGGTTTGGAAAGAGTGAATAAAAAAGAAGAAGTTTATGTAGTTGAAGGCCCCCTTGATAGTTTATTCTTAGATAATTGCATAGCAGTTGCTGGTGCAGATATGCCTAGTTTGAATTGTGACTTTACAGTAGTATTTGATAATGAACCAAGAAACAAGGAGATATGTAAATTAATAGAAAAAACAATTAAAGGTGGAGCCAAGATTTGTCTTTGGCCAGAAACTATGAAATATAAAGATATCAATGATATGATTTTAGGTGGATACACCAAAGATGAAGTACAGAAGATAATTAAAAACAATACATACCAATCTGCATCAGCGTCAGTTAGGTTTGCAACATGGAGAAAAATAAATGACTAGCAACTATCTACCTACACCATACCAAGAATTTATTCACCTATCAAGATATTCACGTTGGTTGCCAGATAAAGGAAGAAGAGAAACTTGGGATGAAACAGTTGCAAGATACTTTGATTTTTTCAAAGGTCATTTAAAAGATTTACATGAATTTAATTTAAGTGACAGTCTAAGAAAAGAACTAGAGGATGCTGTATTAGATTTACGTGTGATGCCTTCTATGCGTTGTCTTATGACTGCTGGTGAAGCATTAAAACGTGAAAATATTGCTGGATACAATTGTTCTTATGTTGCAGTAAATCGTGTTCATGCTTTTGATGAAATCCTCTATATTCTCATGAATGGTACAGGTGTTGGGTTTAGTGTAGAACGTCAGCACGTTGCACAACTACCACACGTTGCAGATGACTTTCATCATACAGATACTACTATCACGATTTCTGATTCCAAGCTTGGGTGGGCAAAGGGACTTAAAGAACTTGTCGGTATGTTGTATATCGGTCAGATTCCTCGCTGGGATTTATCAAAGATTCGTCCTGCCGGAGCTCCCCTCAAGACATTTGGTGGTCGAGCGTCAGGTCCAGAACCACTAGAGTCATTATTCAATTTTGCTGTAAATATCTTTAAAAATGCACCCGGCCGGAAACTTTCTTCTATTGAATGTCATGATCTTGTTTGTAAGATTGCAGAGGTTGTTGTGGTAGGAGGAGTAAGAAGAAGTGCCCTCATAAGTCTCTCAAACCTCTCAGATGACCGTATGAGAGCGGCTAAGTCGGGTCAGTGGTGGAATACAGAACCACAACGTGCATTGGCAAATAACTCTGCTTGTTATACAGAGAAACCAGATATCGGTACATTTATGGATGAATGGAAAGCACTATACGAATCAAAGTCTGGTGAGCGTGGTATCTTTAATCGTGAAAGTGCGATGAAGCAAGCTGCAAAGAATGGTCGTAGAGATGCAGAACAGGACTTTGGAACAAACCCATGTTCAGAAATTATTTTGCGTAGTAGAGAGTTTTGTAATCTTTCAGAAGTTGTAGTGCGTTCTACTGACACTAAAGAAACACTTATGGAGAAAGTGCGACTTGCTACTATTCTTGGTACAATTCAATCAACTCTTGTAAATTTCAAGTACGTATCATCAGTCTGGAGAAATAATTGCGAAGAAGAGAGACTTTTAGGAGTCTCTCTTACTGGTATTATGGACAACAAACTTCTTAATGGTAAAGGTTCAAGTAATGAACTACCATCCATACTACAAGACCTACGAGATGAAGCTATTAAAACTAACGAAGAGTTTGCAAAGAAAATTGGTATCAATCAATCTGTAGCAGTTACTTGTGTTAAACCTTCTGGTACAGTAAGTCAACTAGTAGACGCAGCTTCTGGTATTCATGCACGGCACAATCCTTTTTATGTTCGTACAGTGCGTGGAGATAAGAAAGACCCTCTTACTAAGATGATGACTGACATGGGGTTCCCTGTAGAAGATGATGTGATGAATCCTAGCCACACAGCAGTATTTTCTTTTCCTATGAGTGTTCATAAGGATGCAGTCTTTCGTACAGACATGAGTGCGATTGACCAATTGAAGTTGTGGAAAGTTTATCAGGAAAACTGGTGTGAACACAAGCCCTCTGTAACTATCTCTGTTAAAGAGAATGAGTGGCTTGAAGTTGGTGCATGGGTATACGATAACTTTGACATGATGAGTGGCGTGAGTTTCCTTCCATTTTCAGAACATACATATAAACAAGCACCGTATCAAGATGTTGAGAAAGAAGAGTTTGAGATGCTATTGAAAAAAATGCCCAAGGAAATTGATTGGTCTAAACTTGGAGACTATGAAAAAACTGATATGACAATCGGGGCTCAAGAATTAGCTTGTGTTGCTGGTGGATGTGAGATTTAACATATGAAATTAATAGTATGTGAATCGTGTGAAGCAGAGTATCAAATAAAACATAATCTGAACGAGACTTATTATATTGTTCTTCATTGTACTTTTTGTGGTGCAGACCTTTCTAATGAATTAGAAGATGATATGGAATGGGATGAGGATGAAGACCAATGAAACTTGTAAGTGGTGCGATAGAGAAATAGTTGACATAATACCAAAATCATCTGGGGCTGCATCATGTGGTGGATGTCACAAAAAAATTTATGGTATTAGTGATGAAGATTGTAGACAGGTTATATTTAGGGAAGATTATGAAAACAATAATAATTGATAGTTTTTGTTTTATTAATGAAATAAAAGAACATAAAATAAATAAAAAAAATTTATTAAATTTAATTAAAAAGATACCATTAAACAGTGTCAAAGATAATTCAGCTCATATTAACCACAGTGATTGGAATTTACCTAGGGATATTGAAAGAAGACAATATCTTCAATTGTTTTATGAAATTATGCGTCCTTATATGAATAGTATGATGAAAAAATTACATAGTTCAAAATGGGACATACAAGATGGTTGGTTTCAACAATATAAAACAAATGATAAACATACTTGGCACAATCATCCATATACAAATTTTTCAAATATATATTTTTTAGAGATGCCAGAAAAACAAATGCAAACTCAATTTTTTGATATGATAACTGAAAAGATTATAACTTTTAATGTAAAAGAAGGAGATTTATTAACATTCCCAGCTTTTATGATACATAGGTCTGATGAAATAAAAAATAAAAAAAGAAAAACTATTATATCTTTTAATAGTAATTTTATCAGGGGATGAAGTAGGATTATGAAAACACAAAGTGCTAAAGCAAAAGGTCGCAGATTTCAACAGTGGGTTCGTGACCAACTTATAGAACAATTAGAAGTTCATCCAGAAGATGTTGAATCTCGTAGTATGGGTGCTGGTGGTGAAGACCTTATCATGGCTCGTGCTGCAAGAGAGAAGTTTCCATACTCTATAGAATGTAAGAACCAAGAATCTCTTAATGTGTGGAAGTCTTATGAGCAAGCAGAGTCAAACTCTGGAGACTATGAACCAGTGGTTTTTATTAAACGCAACAATCAAAAACCATTAGTTGTAGTTGATGCAGAATACTTTGTAAAACTGCATAATGACTCTAATAAATATAATAAATCGTCTTAACAAGACATTACCTACATTTTATTATAAATAGTAATAGAAGAGGAAAACTATGAAACTAAAAGCAATAATACTTGCTTTGGTGCTGTTTTATCCTTCTACATTATTTGCTGCTGACACTAACACATCGTCTACAGTAGTGACTGATAAAGCACCACCAACAGCATCTGCCCCATCAATCGTTATTAATAATAGCGATGTATGTAAGAGTGCGGCCAGTGCGGCAATCCAAACACAGATACTTGGATTTGCTTCAGGCATTACTATTACTGATGAAAATTGCGAAAGACTTAAACTTGCTCGTAGTATGTATGGAATGGGGATGAAGGTTGCTGGTGTTTCATTGTTATGTCAGGACGCAAGAGTGTTTGATGCAATGTGGATGGCTGGAACACCTTGTCCGTATAAAGGTCGAATTGGTGATGCTGCTCAAGCTGCATGGTTAGAAAATCCAGAAGATGCTCCTTCAGAAAGTATGTACGTTAAAAAAAAAGTAACGAAGAACAACGGGTAGTCGAATATGATATGCCTGATGATTACTCAACTGAAGAACGAATTACAGAAGCTCCAGAAAGTGGAGTTTATGTCACAGGGGGTGTTGCCCTTAGCATTGTTGGTATGTTATTTGGTATTCCTCCCTTCTTACTCTAATGCAGGGGATGGTGTAAACTCAAATACAATTATAGATGGGTCATCTACAACTAGCACATCAAGTGGTACTCCCAGTAGTGTTACTGTTACTAACGATGATAACTCAACCACTACTACTCAGACAACACCAGTTACAACAACTACAACTACGAAAAATGTTACTCAAACTGAAGTTCCTAATGTTGTAACAAACCCTACTTTTACAAATAACGTAGGTGGTGGTTCAAGTAGTGGTTGGTCTATCTCAACTTGCCCCGGCGGTTGTGCATTTAGTCCTAGTAATGGATTTATGGCAGGCAACGGTGGTACGATAACACAGACATATAGTCAGTCTGACCTTTTTCCAGATGCAATTGATTCGACAGAAGAAGCACAAGGAATGACATTTTCTTTTGGTGGAGAAGTAGATAATAATCAAGCTGACAATAATCGAGCAGATACTTGGTCAATAAAATTAGAATTGTTTGATTCAGATAATTCATCATTGGGTAGCACTGAAATTGGTAGTACGGTAATATTTGCCCCAACTATTAAAACTGGTACATTAGATATAGATTCTGGTGATGTCGTTAATACTGGTGTATTAACTCTATATGGAAATACAGCTCTCAATGGTGATTGGCGGTATGGGCCTTTCATTAATGATGTATTTGCCACTTTTTTATATAATAGTATAGAAGATTCTATAACAACTTCATTGGCATATGAAACACTCATTACTCAAGTTAGTTGCGAGGTGTTGGAAACTTGTGTTGTTGTAGAAACAATTGTAGATGCAATTGCTACAGGAACAATTGATGTTGTTAGTGATACAAGCGTAACAGAAACAATAATAGCTGCACCTGTTGTAGTTGCACCATTACCCACAGTCGTTGCCTCAGTAGAAACTACTTTAGAAGTTGCTGAAATATCACAAATATCGGAGATAACAAATGATACAACCAATACATCTGATACAGGATCATCCGTGGAATCAGAATCAGTCTCAGCGTCCCTTGAGGTTGAACCAGAAGCAGAACCAGAACCAGAAGTTAAACCACAAGTTGCTCGAGAAAAACAAAATACGAAACTCAAAGTTTCAAATGTTGAGCCCAAAAAATCTGGAAGTTCTAATCCAAGCGCAAAACCACGAGCTGAGTCAAAAGGAAAAAAGACTACTGTTAAACAGAAGGCTGCGGTAAAGAAGAAGGCTAGGTCCAAGGCTGGAAATAAAGCAGTTAAGAAAATGGGCAACAAAAAATACTCTGATACCAATCAAGTAAAAACACTTGTTATTATGCAAGTGTTGGGTAACACAAGGAGTTTTTTTAATGCTCAAGCACAACTAAAAGATACTCCTAATTTCTTTAGTAACAAAACAATACCTGATAATAATATATCAGATAATAACTATACATCATACTTTTTATTCGGTGGCAGTGACAGTGATCACAATGCATTAATAGAAACGCAGTATAGGAGATAGTCATGGCTGAAGTAGAATTTGCTGGAGTAAAATTTAAAGGTGGCAAGATGATTGCTATCGTCATGGCATTATCGACTCTTGTTGGTGGTTTGTATGGTGCGTTTGAAGTGTATAAAGATTATATGAATATGAAACAAAAAATAGAGAGTTATAAAGCACCAGACTTGTCTAATTTCAAACAAAAACTTGCAGTGTTGCATGAGGAAATGGCAGCACTTAAAGAGATGGAAAGTATGATAAAACAATCAGCTGATGATGCAAGAGATTATACAAAGGATATTAAGAGAGACTTGAAAGAAGAATTGCATCATATGTCAAAACAGGTGGATGATATAGAGAAACGTGGTAAAGATGCATTTCGTATGGTAAGAGATAGTATAGAGAATAATGATACAAAAGTTCGTAAGTTGGTAACAGATAGTGGTGATCGTTTTGATACACGTAGAGAACAATTAAGAAACGATATGGATACTCTTGAAACTCGTATCAAGAGTCAGATGAAAGAGTTGAACGATTCTATAAAGGACAAGATTAAGAAAGCTCTTGAAAACCCACTTGCTGGTATGAGAGGTAAGTAGGTAGTCATGCGTAATACACATATCAGGGACAATAAATTAACAAGTCCATTTCTACTTTTACTCTCATAAGTAGTTGTAGAAAAGGAGAATATATTTATGAGCGCTACAATTGCATACTACCAACACGTAATAAAAATGTATTATAAAGCAGCAAAACAGAGATAATTCTATGAAAGAAATAATTATTGCTATGATGGTGTGGATTAACACCGTCACAGGTTATAGTATCCCAGAAATTCCTAATATCAATTATTTAAACACTATGGAACTTCGCTCCTATGCTTATGGGTGTGACCTAACACCTATACCAAGTCACAACATAGAAATTTGTGCTGCAAAAAAAGATTGGGATTTGGACAGAACAAATCCTATAGCCCTATACAACGATAAAAATAAAACTATTATATTAAACAAAAAGTTTGATATAGAAACCATTCACGATAAATCCGTATTATTTCATGAATTAGTTCATCATATCCAATATGAGAACGACATAGATAGTAGTGTAGAATGTAGAGGCGATCTTGAAAAAGAAGCTTATACTTTACAAGATGAGTGGTTACAGGAAAAATATAGTGTTAGTGTTTGGGATACAATAAAAATTAATAAACTATTTTTTATGATGATTACCGCTTGTAATAATTATTAGAATTGAGGATAAAAGATATGACTAATAGATACAAATTAACTGTTGACAAATCTTATTTTATCCTGTATACTAGTAATATAATCAAGAAAGAAGGAATATTATGACTAATAGATACAACCATTGGTTTTGGAACAGCAACTTTGTAATGTTGATTTCACGTATATCAGGTAGATTTGATAGCTGGTTATGGACTATGCAATATAGTCGAGAAAGAGTTAAAAAAAGTACTTGACAAATGTTATTAAATATAGTAGTATATAAGAATGGATAGTCTAATACACACACTTTTAGCCACTGGTTGTATTGCAGCTGCATTTTATGCTGGTCGCTATTTCACCGTTCAATCTCTATCAGAAGAGATGGTTACTTTTGTTATGAAGAAACTTGAAAGTGGTGGTTATATCAAAACCACTGTTAAATCTGATGGGGAGATTGAATTAATTCCAATCTCACAAATTATACGAGAAGACAGGATTGCAAACTCAAACTAAACTTGCTATAGTTTTTACTTTACTTTCTTCTACGGCTCTTGCAGATGCTCCTTGTGACTACAAGGTAGATAATAAGATTATCTATGAAGGTCATATAGAGAGTGTCAAACTTGTGTCTAAGTCTATAGATAAAGTCCCTAAAGTAAAAGATATACGAAATTGTAAGGTTTCTATTGAAGCCAGAGTTGATGGTGAATGGTATCCATCAAAGGGTGAATATATGTTTGGGCCAGATATGTCTCAAATGGACGCCTGTACTCATGCTGAAGATCGTGCAAAGAAAGGAATAATGCGAGAAATTATACCAGAAACACTAAAAAGTGAAAAAAAGTTAAATTGTCACTTGACAAATGTTAAAAAGTCTTGTATAGTTATATACATGAATACCAGTATTGGTAAAGTTAAATTTACGGAAAGTTGTGAAAAATGAAATATATTATGATTATGGTTTTGGCTCTAGGTGTATCTGCCTGTGGTAATACTATGAGTGGTTTTAAAACAGATATTAATGCGAAACGTCAAGCAATGTCTGATTTTATAAATCCAGTGTCCTCTAGTGAGGAAGTGAAAGAGGAAAAGTCTGAATAATGTTTAAATTTATTATGGGAATGATTGTAGGTATTGTCATTTGTGCGTATTATCCAAGTGTCGTACCTGTAGTCAAATATAAGTTTCTAGAGCCAGGTGGCGCTAGGGATAGTGTGGTAGAAACATTGAAGGAGATTAAATGATGAATACCAAATTAATGGCGAGTGTGTCTACACTTGCTCTGGTTCTTAGTGCTTGTGCAAGTCAAGAACCAAAACCTTTTGCAGAAACCCCAGAGGTTATTTACAAAACTGCAAAAGTAAATGCTGCTGTTTCTGTCATACCATCTTGGTATAACGAGATGCCTGAGAAGAAAGGTTCTATCTTTACAGTTGGTTCTGCAACTGCACCAGACTTACAGTTTGCTGTAGATGTTGCAACTATCAATGCAAAGGTTGTTCTTGCAGACCGTATCAACGGTAAACTTAAATCAATGACAAAATCATGGATGGCAAAGTTGGGTCAAACTGACATTGATGCTACTGTGATGATGGAAATTGAAAAGGTTTCAAAGAACATTATTGCAAATGTTGATGTTGCAGGGTATAGTCCTGTCAAGGTAGATGTTTTTCCTGCTGGAACACAGTATCGTGCATTTGTTCTTTTAGAGTATTCTGATAAAGAAGCTGCAAAGATCATTTACAATCGTATGCGTAAAGATCGTATGGTCTACTCTCGTTTGCGTTCCAACAAAGCTTGGAAAGAACTTGAAGCAGAAGTTACTAAGTCTGAAGAATCAGATGAAGCGAAATCAATGGTTAACGTAGAAAAGTTGGTTTCCAGTGAAAACAGTACTTCTCAGTAGTATTCTTGCTTTCTCTCTGAGTGGGTGTTTGATGCCTTCGGGTATCAACCCCTCCCTTGGGTGCAGTGCAGTAACAGGATGTACATCTGAAGATTATTACATTCCCGCCAAAGGTGTTTGGGCTTCTAAAGAATCGTTTTGGTCTACTGATGTAACTAAAGCAAAGATTGGTGCTGTTAGTGGTGTTGTGATTGGTGCTGCATTGGGTAGTGGTGATCCATTACTAAGTGCTGGTGGAGCAGTTGCTGGGTTGGTAATTGGTCATGAGATCGGTGCTCACTTTGATAAGGTAGATCAAATACACGCTACATTATTATTAAAACAAACACTAACTACTAATGGTAATGGTCAAATGTCTACTTGGGAAAATCCAGATAAAGGATTTAGTGTAACGCAGGGCCCAGTTGCAACGAATGGTAACTGTAGAGAGTTTATATCTAAAGTTACGGTAGGACAAGAGTTAAGAAATGTTAAAGGAACTGCTTGTTTTGAAAATAATCAATGGGTAATGAAGGAAGTTTATCAATGAAAAAGTTTGTATATCTTGCAGGGCCCATTGAGGGATGTAGTAACCATGAGATTAATCAATGGAGACAAAAGTGTTATCTAGGATTTAATGAAAATCTTGTAGGTATTAATCCCTATCGTGCAGAAACACATTCTGATGATCCAGAAGCACGAAAAAGAATTATGATGAAAAATTACATGGATACAACATCTTGTGATTTGATTTTAGCATATCTTCCAAAAGAAATTAATGCTCGAAGGGCTTCTTATGGTACGACATTTGAGATTGCATGGGGATACAGTTTACAGAAACCAGTGGTGATTGTATCTGATGACATCCATGTGCAAGACCATCCTCTTATGGATATGTCTGGTGCTTTATTTTGGGAATTAGATGAGGCTATTGACTATATAAATGTGTTACTTGAACCTTATGATTCAAATCTTGCATTTGATTTTAAAGCTTCTGTATTAAATTAAAAAAAAGTGTTGACAAATGTATTTGACTATGGTATTATATTAAAATGAGTGGTATGCATTTATTACCTGTTTATTACACAACTACGAGCAGTCGTAAACGTAAGAAACAGAAGAAATCTAAGTCGTTACTTGCTGCGGAGCAAGAACACGCAAAGTATTTAAAGAGAATGAGGATAGGCTCTCGTAGCTCAGTTGGATCAGAGCAACGGCCTTCTAAGCCGTGGGTCACAGGTTCGAGTCCTGTCGAGAGTACCAATAGGGGCCGTAGCTCAGTAGGGAGAGCGTCTGGTTTGCAACCAGAAGGTCGGCGGTTCGATCCCGCCCGGCTCCACCAAATAGATACCTCTAGTTGGACTCCATGTACAAAAGAGGATAATAGTTATAAACTAGATATATCTAACCAATATGTTATTGGTCAAGCATATAACAAAGGTGGATTACAGGTTTTATCAAAAACTGAACAGAGTGATCCAACAACAGGAAAGAGAAGATGAAAGTACAAGTTCGTAATAATAACGTAGATAAGGCTATGCGGGTTCTTAAAAATAAACTACAAGACGATGGTTTTTTTAATGAATTGCGTGAAAGAGAATTTTACATGACCAAGGGTGAAAAGAAACGAAAGTCTAAAGCAGCTGCTACTCGTAGAACTAAAAAGAACCTTGAAAAAAGACTTGAGGAGTCAGGGTACTAATGAAACCATATGTTGTTGATAATTTCTTACCAAAAGAAGATTTTAAAAAGATAATAGATGCTGTTAGTGGTCCAGATATTGATTGGCACTACAGTTACAGTGTTGCTGACGGTTCTGAAGAAGAGAGCGATATGTATTTCATACATATGTTATACATGGGACTTGCAGAGATGCCGAAAGATGGAATAATGCCTCCACCGCCTAAACAGAGTGACTACTATCATTTCTTTGAGCCTCTCTTTGAGAAACTACCAGACTTTAAACTTCTCATGAGAGCTAAAATAAATCTTTATGGTAGAACTCCAGAGATAGTTCATCATCCAGATCATGTGGATATGAAACAAGAACACATGGGTGCTTTATTCTCATTAAACGCTTGCGATGGGGGAACCATTATTGGAAATGAAAAGTTTGATAGCGTTGCTAACAGGATATTGTTTTTTGATCCTACTCAACCTCACCATAGCACTTCTACTACTGATGTAAAAAGAAGAGTAAATGTTAACATTAATTATCTATAGAGGATTAAATGGATACTGAAGAACTACAAGAGTTAGAGGATTATCAAAACCCTTCTAAAACCTCAACACCATTAAAGGACGATCATCCTTTAAGTTGGTATTTGAAGTGGGCTTCTTCTATTGTTTTAATTTTTGCTATGATTGCAACAACCAATAATCTATATCCTTGGAATATGTTTTTACAGACTGTGGGTGTTGCTGGTTGGTTGTGGGTTTCTATCATATGGAATGACAGAGCTCTTATAATTGTAAATGCAGTTGCAGTTGCAATTTTCCTAAATGGTATCGTACACTGGATGATAGAGGTAACATAATGGTTAAAAGAAAGAATATTAAAGCGACTACTGATAATAGTGGATGGGTAGAACCTAAAAGAAAAAAGGTTCGTAAAGCACGTAAACCCATGACTGAGGAACAGAAAGAAGCCGCAGTTGCTCGTCTTGAAAAGGCAAGGGCAAAACGTGCAGAAAAGAATCCAGATTATGGTATGTCTGGTATTCATGAAAGTTTGCGTATTCTTCCAGAAGATCATCGTGCCCATCCAAAACAAGTTAGAAAGTGGATTAAAACACAAAAGGAACTTGCTGCATCAGAACGTAGAGCTGACAAGCAAGGTGTTAAAGGTGCATATGCGAGACAATCTGATCATGAAGGATATGTTCGTAACCTTGTTAAATATTTACGAGATGGTGATTACGTTGATCCATTCTATGGAGAGTATCAAGAAAAAAAGACTAGTAGAAAATGTGTTGCTCAAGCATACTATTGGTCTGGTCGCAAAAAAGGTGAACCAAAATTTGATGTCGGTGTTTTCTATCCAATGTTAGGAACTACATATACACAAGAGATGTATAATGAAGAAAATGGTATTACTGTTGATTCCCCAAAGAAAAGAAAGAATAAAAAATGACCGCTGATATTATAAATGGACCTTGGGTTAAGAACTCAACAGCAGATGAACTTGAAGCAGCTCAAGTACTTGCTGAATGTGATCGTATAGTAAGTGATTGTACAATTGCTGTTTTACAAAACCTTGTAGAAAGTGGTATTGCACCAGATGATCCTAATGATGAAAGCATTACATACATTATGTTTTTAACAGAGTTACTAAAAGCAGCAACTTATAATAACTATAACATAAAACATCCATTTCAAGATGTTGTATCTCTTTTGTGTGGTATTGAATATGTCAATAGTGAAAAACAGTTTTATTTGGATTATAATAAAGTAGAAAGTGTAATAAATTTCTTAAAGAGTGAGGAAAAAGACCCAACATGATTTTAGTTGATGTGAGTCAGATATCATTAGCAAGTATGATGATGCATCTGAATATGAATAAGACCACCAAACCAGATGAAAATATGGTGCGTCACATGATACTTAATTCTCTAAGAATGTATCGTAGTAGATTTAAACAAGAGTATGGAGAGTTAGTTCTCTGTTTTGACTCTCGGCACTACTGGAGGCGTGATCACTTTCCAAACTACAAGGCTGGTCGTAAGAAGGGTAGAGAAAGTTCTAATCTAGATTGGGATGCAATATTTAGTTGCCTCAATGAGATTAAACAAGAACTAAAAGATGTTTTCCCATACAAATTTGTTGAGGTTTATGGTGCAGAGGCTGATGATATAATCGGTGCATTATGTCTTGAACTTGAATATGATAATGGAAAGACATTAATCCTTTCTGGCGATAAAGACTTTATTCAGTTACATAGATTTAAGAATGTATCTCAATATAGCCCCATCACTAAGAAGATGATGAATGGTATTGATCCCCATAAATACTTGGATGAACACATTCTTAAAGGTGACTCTAGTGATGGAGTTCCAAATGTATTATCACCAGACAATACCTTCGTTGATGGGATACGACAAAAACCGCTAGGTAAAAAGAAGATTGAAGAATGGACAGGAGAAATTCTTGTACCAGTTGAGATGGCTATACCTGACGGTGAAATTAAACGTAATTTCCAAAGAAATCAAAAGTTGATTGACTTGTCTAAAACACCATCAGAGATTTTTACTGCTTGTATAAAGGAGTATCAAGATGCTCCAGAAGGCGACCGTAGCAAACTACTAAATTATTTTACAAAGAAGAGATTGAAGAATCTCACAGAATCCATAGGAGAATTTTGACATGGACTTACTAATAGCTGAAATCTTGGATAAAGTTTCTAAGATTAAAACAAAAAAAGAGAAGGTTTCTTTTCTAAAATATTATGATTCCGATGCACTACGCATGGTAATCAAATCATCTTTTGACCCTAAAATTAAATGGGCTCTTCCAGATGGCGAAGTTCCTTACAAGAAGAATGAAGCTCCAGAAGGTACAGAACACACTAACCTTCATGCTGAGGCACGAAAGTTATTTCACTATCTAGAGGGTGGTAATTCAGACTTGAACCAGAACAAACGTGAAAGTATGTTCGTTCAGTTACTAGAGGGGTTGCATGAGACTGATGCTGAAGTGCTTGTTTCTGCAAAGAATAAAGAGTTGCATCGTAAATTCAAAGGTCTTTCTGATAATGTAGTCAAAGAAGCATTTGATTGGGATGAAAAGTATATGAAAGTTGAAGGTTATCCTCAGAAAGATCGTCAGGCCACTCGTTAATTTTTTACTTGACAATCCTCTCTAAGTGTGTTACTATTAGTAATAATCAGAAATAAAGGATTCGTTATGCTTAAATTAATTTCAAAAAAAGTGAAATTAACTGTTGACAAACCTTATTTTGTATGGTATACTAATAATATAATCAAGAGAGAGAGAGAAAATATTATGATTAATTATGTAGATGCAGTGAATGGTGGAATTGAGATGACTACCAAAAACGGTAAAACAGTTTGGTCTGACACCGTAGAGGGTGTTGCAAAAGCCATGTACGATTATGGTATCGCTAAGACCATGATGGGTTCTAGTTCTATGGATTTTGCATCTGAGGAAGGTTTTGAAACCGATGAAGGTGCAATGTTATTGTTGAAACGTGCTTTGGAGTTAGTGTAATGACTAGTTTTGTAAAAGAAGGTTCTGAAACCATTGTTGATGGTATGACCAAAATGATGGCTGCCATGAAAGAAGACTTTAATGCTTTCATGCCAACTAATCTTAAAATGTGTGAAGAGTATGCTGAAAGTTTAGAATATAAAGTTGGTAATAAGTATATCAAACTTGTTTCTAAAAATAATGGTGTTAAAGCATTTATCGTTAATGTTGAAGATGATAAGAAGTTTAAGTTTGGTGACATTTTGATGCCTGCTGGATATAGTGCCCCTGCTCGTAATGGTGCTCGTGGAAACATCCTTGAAGGTAGTTATGCAATTAATTGGACAGGAGCTTGTTACTTAAAGTGAGAAATATGAAACTTGATGATGTTATTGGTATTGTTCTTATTTTTGGAATGGGTTATGCTGCATTAGTAGCGTTCTAAAATGAAAAACATTGATGATGAATTAATGATGTTTGTTTTTGGAATTTTAGTATTTGCCATATGGTTTTTTATGTGGATGGTGGCTCTAAAATGAATCTAACTGAATTAGTTTCAGTAGGGCTGATGTTGTTCACTCCAGTAATTACTGATATACCAGAAGATAAAAGTGCATCTGTGGAGTGTCTTGCACTTAATATGTACCATGAAGCCAGAGGTCAAGGTAGTGCTGGACTTCTTGGTGTATCTTCTGTTGTTTTGAACAGAGTAAAAGATAAGAGATTTCCAAATACAATTTGTGGAGTTGTGTATCAAGGCCCAACAAGAGAGAGTTGGAAGACTCGACAAACTCCTGATCCTAATGATGCCACTTTCTATCCTGTAAAACATCGTTGCCAGTTTTCTTGGTATTGTGATGGTAGAGGTGATGAACCAAGAGATAAAAAAACTTATCAAAGGTTATTGACAATTGCTAAGTCTATAGTGTATAATACTGTTAACTTCATAGATATTACAGATGGAGCTACACACTACCATGCTGACTATGTTAACCCTGCATGGGCAGAAACTAAAACTAGGACTGTTGAAATTGAAGATCATATATTCTATCGTTGGGAAATTGGACAAAAAGGAGGAGCAGTAAAATAATGTGGAAAACTAAAACAAATTGTAGAGGTCAAAATACCCCTGCTGTATTAAGACGTTTATCTAAGTGTGAATTAGATTTAGAATTACATGAAAGTCGTTCTAAGTTTGGATATAATTATTTGGAGTATGTAACCAGTTAAATGAACATCTTCTACCTTGATGAAGACCCCATAGTTGCAGCTCAAATGAGTTGTGATAAACACGTTGTGAAGATGATACTTGAGTCTGCTCAGATGTTGTGTAGTACACATCGTGTTCTTGATGGTGATGAGATTGCAGACTCCAAAGGTATGTACAAGATGGCTCACAAAAACCATCCAAGTACAATTTGGGTTCGTACTGGTGTTCAAAATTATATTTGGTTATGGAGACATATGACTGCTCTCATGCGAGAGTACACGCATCGTTATGGTAAAACCCATGCGACTGAACGATTGAAAGAGTGTCTTGCTAAGACTCCTAACAACATTCCTTATGGGGTTAAATTTACTGATCCACCACAATGTATGCCAGAAGAATGTAAAGGTGAGGACACTGTACTTGCATATCAAAAATACTATATAATAGAGAAATCTGGTTTTGCAAAGTGGTCTAAACGTGAAACACCAGCATGGTTTTTAGGAGAAAAAAATGCAAAGGGAAAGCCGGTCGAACTACATACTTAGAAAAATGCAAGAATCAAAAACAGATAACTCTTTAAACCTATTAGAAGAAAATGTAATACTTCGTAATAATGTAAGAGAACTTCAAGAACAATTACAAAATGCTTACAATAGTATAATAGAATTACAATATGTCAAAGATAAACAATTGGAACTTTTCAAATGAAAGAACAACATAATGCCAACGTATAAATTTAAAGATACAAATACAGGTAAAGTGTTTGATGAATTTCTGTCTTTCAGTGAGAGAGAAAAATACTTAAAAGCAAACTCCAATATTACACAAGTCCCTGTAATGTTTGCTTATACAGGAGATCATATTATGGGTGTCGGCCCTAAGAATGATGAGGGATGGAAAGAACGTATGAGTCAAATTGCATCTGCTCATCCTAATTCTCATTTGGCTGATAGGTACAAAACTGGTGAATCTCATAAAAAATTAAAGGCTAAAGAAATAGTTAGAAAACACCAAAAAAAGAACCCTTTAGTTACTAAATAATTATGGTGCGGGCGAGACATCAAACTTCAGCATTAGATGCACAGTATCTACGTAAGCTTGGAAGTCAATCCGCCCATGCACCAAGGGGAGTGTTATAGAGAGCTCCAATTAGCACTCCCCACTCATTTTAAATAGGATATATCATGGCCGCAAAGAAAAATAAAGAAATCAATCACAGTAGTTTAACTACTATTAAACCTATCACTGACAATCAGAAACTGGTTTTTTCAACTTGGAAAAAAGGAGATAACCAATTTCTTTTTGGTTGTGCTGGTACAGGTAAGACCTTTGTATCATTGTATCTAGCACTACAAGATATTTTTGATTTAAAAACAAAATATGACAGAGTGGTATTAGTTCGCTCTCTTATTCCTACAAGAGAGATTGGTTTCCTGCCAGGCGATGAAGAAGATAAGTCTGCACTATATCAAGTGCCTTATCAGAACATGGTACAATTCATGTTTGAAATGCCTAACGAACAACAGTTTAATTCTCTGTACGATAGGTTAAAAGGACAGGGTTCACTATATTTTCTATCAACTTCATTCCTACGAGGATTGACATTTGACAATAGTATTATTATTGTGGATGAGTGTCAGAATATGAATTTTCATGAGCTA